TCTTTCAAGTGTCGCAAGAAAACAAAGAATCTTTTAAATATTTATGTCTTACAAATATCTTGAATTGCCGTTAAATATCGTATTTTTTGTACCACCGCAGTAAACATTCGACACACCTCAATACCTGTGTCTTTGGCAAAGTCATACGGCTTTGTCGGCAGAAACAAATCTATAGAAAAACTCCTCGGCTTTTTATTGCCAAGGAGTGTAAGTGTTTTTGTATGGGTTGTAAATTCATCATTTTGAAGTTCCTGCAATATCTCCGGCAGCTTATCGGGAATAACGGGTACTTCAATCACCTTTTCATTATTATTGTAACTAAAAAATATTCTAATCGAAGTCATTATACACCTCCTTGAAAAAAACAGCATTACTGTTATCAGAATCCATTATTTAACTTACCAATAAACCGGAATTTATATTCTAACAACTTTATCTATGTATGGTTCAATCAATTTCTTTATTTCAGGCATATCATTATCACTATATGAATCAGCCCATTTAAGCAAGTCCTTAAGTGATTTCAAAGTTTCCTTTTTTCCTTTCTCAAGTCCAAGTTTTCTTTTTATAAATCTTTTTATGATACGATATATATATATATATGCCTTGGTACTTCTAACAGATAAATCTTATCTGCGTCAGCAAAACACTGCTTGCACCACTTATAATAAACACCTTCTATTATCCACTCTTCTTTTTTTAAAATTTCTTGTAACATTGCTCGTCTTTCATCCGGATTTCTCTTGATGCCATAAGACTCAGCTTTATTATCCCATTGTAAATCGTCTAAATCGTAATGCTCTATATTATATTCCTTAGATAGCTTATCAGCTAAATAAGTCTTTCCCGAACCACTTCCACCAATAATATGTATTTTCATTTTTCACCCCTCAAATTCCAATTTTTCTCTTGTTAGCCTTCTCAATAAACCTAAAGTTGTGTGGCAGAATATCATCTGCCACACTTTAAATCTCTATTTTTTTGCAACAATTAAATAACGGTGAATAGTTCCTTCTACTTTACCATATTTATCTATTGCCTTTTGCATTTTTAATAATTGCTCAAAACATTTGTCTACTGAAAAAGTTGGAAACTCCCATTCAATAATGTGTGCAAACCAAACAAAAGCACCTATATCATAAAACTTGATTGGTCTAAATGCTTCTTCCGCATTTATGATTTTAAAGCCAGCATTTTCAAAATTAACTCTTTGCGTACTAAGGTTTAAGTGTGGAAAAGGTTTTGGTGTTTTCGGTAATACCATATCCACCAAATATCTATCATTATCACTACCAACCTGTTCTGTTATAAATATTCCATCTTTTTTTAATAAACGATATATTTCCTTTGGTTCAAAGTTTCCATGCCTGTTAATCATCAAATCAAATGAACAATCCCTAAATGGTATATTCTTTGGGTCAGAGCACTCTTTAAAATTAATACCTAAGGAACTGTACATAAATTATTTTTAAAGTCTTGATACCAAAACCATTGCGCTACTAGTACTTTGAGGTCGTAAATTTAAAAGTTATTTCTTGACAGTTCCTAATGGCAGCAATCGTTCCTTACATATTTCTACATTTGGTTTGTATCCCTCTGTTGCTGATGTCATATTATGCGGATGATTTAATGACAATAAAAATTCAGCACCACCAGTATCATAATCCATAATTTGTTTTGAATTTGACAAATAATTTCTTACTATTTTTTCATAGTTCCATGGTAAATTATTTTCCACATCATATCTGCCATGTATATGAGAAAAATCCCAACCATGAATGTGTGCAACTTCTTCCTCCTTTTTCCAAATAATATATAATTCATTTTTATTCATATTTACTGCTTTCCTTTCAAATTAATTTATTAATTATAAAGGTGCAGTTCAACAACATAAGCCTATGCCTGTAATTAATCTCGATACAATCTGTTGTCAGCTTTAGAACTGCACTGAGTATTTAATTCGTTTTTTCATCTTGAACCTCCATCAAATTCCAATTTATATCTGAGTTTATCATACCAAAATATCAAAAACATTTCAATCATATTAATCAAAATCATCATCAAGTCCTCCGAGAATAGTACCCGCAACGCTTTGTGACACGCTCTCCCAAGTATAAGGCTTTACGACTCCCCAAATAACTCCTTTTACCTCGCCCCAGTTGACGTGTTCATATTCAAGCATCATATCAAGATGATACGGTATCATAGTTTCAAGGCTTCTTTTTACAACGCCCAAATATTTATTGTTCTCAACTTTGAGAAAGCGGATAATAACCGTCATATTTTCAAAGCCTATTTCAACAAGCACACCTGTTACAGAATTAGCGGTGTTTTCAAGAAGTTCTTTTGTTGCTGTTCCCGTGCCGAGCAGTCTTGTTCTGACATAGGCTCGTCTTTTGTCAATATCATCAAGCCTTTTGCTGATAGCCATTTCTGTTTCTTTAAGTTCCAAGTACCAGTCGGCAGAGTCAAGAAAAATCTGTTTATAAAAATCATCTATCTTACTCTCAACAGATTCAAACTTTATCATTAAAGCGTTTATTAAATCAAGTGTTACCTTATCTTTTTTATAGATTTTGTTAATCAGTTTAAGCACAGAATCACCTACTTTTAATCGGGTATTTCACCGGGTTCTTCTTCAACGGTTTCCTCGTAGTAAAACTCAAATCTGCTGCCTTCATCAAAAACAGCCTCGACAATATCATTGAAGCACATTCTATGCACTTGGCTCATTTTTCTTTTTTCTTTGTCAACGCAGGTAATATTATTTTTTCCTTCGTGTACAGACTCACTCAATTCATCAAGCAAGGCACTCGGTGAGTATTTTGAAATATCAATAAATTTTTTCATACAAAAACCTCCTACAAATTTTCCAAAGTACAGCTCATGGTGTGATTGCAGCCGTTTACTTTATGGCTTACGGATTTTATTCTGTAGTTTTCATCAATGCCGAGGTAATCGTCTATGATGTGCATTACCCTGTCGGCTCTTGCGTTATCGTGACCGATAAAATCCATTGAAAGCTCTCTTTTAAGCGTGTTCTTCTCTTTCAGCTCATTTTTGGCAAGCTCCTGTATATTGTCGGCATCGTCCGAATTAACACTGTAATTTTCCGCAAGCAGACCATATTTTCTTATGCTTTCCTCATCTCTTGCAATAAACATTTTTTCGGGCATTTCACCGCTTGTTTTAGAATTAACCTCCGCTGTAACAGCATTTCTCATATTTTCAATGGAATGAGTATATTTGCCCCGGCTGTGTGTGTTTTTGTCTGTAACATCAAAAGCGGCAACATTTACGGCAGGCTTGAAAATATAACTTAAAGGCTCTGTAGGGAATTGAAACACATATATTTTGTCGGCTCTCATTTCGTAATAATACTTTTTTCCGTCATTATCCTGCTGTATCTTTATAAGCTCTTTTATCACTTCATTCACATTTTTGATGTAAACACCCTTGACATTTGCAGGCATATCACACACGCTCCCGACAGATACTCCAACGTGTGAAAAAAGTTGTTTCAAGCATTCCGACACACTTTTATTCTTAAATTGGATAACAATATCATTCTTATTGAGATAAAATCCAAAGTCAAAAGCCTTGACCGTTCTTTTCGGATAATTCCTGCCGACATTTACGGCTATTGCTCTTATCATTTCTCCGCTGTCATTAAAGACTTGAATTATATCCCCCGCCATAATTTTTAAACGGGGTATATATCTTTCCTCTTTATCGGGAACGGAGAAATTAAGTGTAATGCCCAAAGTATCAATGCTTTCATTCCAAGAAAGTTCCGAAACTAAATCTGTAATATCAGAGGTCTGATTATCTTTTGTAAGCATTATCTTATACATCACATCACCTCGCTTACAGTTTCGGTTATTGCTATTAAACTGCTGTCTGTAAGAACAGCAGTAAAAGACACATTCAAGCCCTGCTTTTCTCTTTTAGCCTGCCAGTCCGTAACCTCATTTATAAGTGGGTGCTTTAAAAGCAGCTCCGTAACTTCTCTTTTAAGTTCACTGTTGACATATCCCATATGGATATTCCTCTGACCTATATAATTATAAACGCTCAATCCGAAAACATCTGTTTCGCCGTCTGTATAAACGCCGTATAAATTTGCCTGCGTCCTTAAAACATTTTGAATGTACTGCCTTACTTTTTCCAGTTCGGTACATTCTCTTAAAACAGAGCCGTACATTATATACTGACCTGTTCCGTAGTCAAAAAGAAAATCAACACCGCTGTCCTCTTTTTCTTCAAGTACAGCCGATGGTTCTGTAAAAGCACTCGGAAACATATATACACCTCCTAATATATTTTTTTATCATGGACATATTAACTCTGAAATACTCATATATCAAGCAGATTTGCCGTTATATGTGCAACAAGGCTTAAAGTGAAAACAGCATAAAAGTTGTGTATTTTATACACATATCCCTTGTGCTTTGCTTATCCCCCAAGGGAGTCGATTAAATCTACACCCTTACCAAGTTTCCGGTTATAAAAACAAAAGTCCGCGCTCATCATAAACGCTACCTCTGTTTCCTGCATTTTTAATACAGCGGTCGAGAGCCATAATTGCCGCTACGATTCCGTCTATTTTTTCCGTGGATTTAGCCTTTGTCGGCTTGATGTTTTCGCCGGGGTCGGTTTCAACCACAACATTGCCCGCCATCCATTTCAGCACGGGATTGCCTCCGTGATTGATTTTCCCCTCCATAAGCAGTTTGTAAAATTCCTTTGTCGGCGGTGACATATCCTTATAACCCTGTCCGAAAGGCACGACCGTAAATCCCATACCCTCAAGGCACTGTACCATCTGAGTTGAACCCCATCGGTCAAAGGCTATTTCTTTGATATTGTAAATCTCACCTAATCGTTCAATATATTTTTCAATGAACCCATAATGTATTACGTTTCCCTCGGTGGTATTCATGAAACCCTGCCTTTCCCACACATCATACATAACATGGTCACGTCTGCACCTTAATTCAAGTGTATCTTCGGGCAACCAAAAATGTGGATATATGATATAATCTTCATCCTCCGTTCTTGGCGGGAAAATAAGAACGAATGCCGTTATATCCGATGTACTTGAAAGGTCAAATCCGCCGTAGCATTCTCTGCCTTTAAGGCTCTCAAAGTCAACAGGCTTATTTCCTTTGTCGTATATGTGATCGGGAATCCAACAAACCGCTGAATCCACCCACATATTAAGCCGGAGCTGTTTAAACACATTTTCCTCGACGGGATTGTCGAGAGCATTTTTATAGGCTTTACGCACCCGGTCGATTCCGATTGTATAACCGAGAGATGGGTTTGCTTTATACCAGTTTCTCTCGTCATTCCAATCGTCCGTTTCCTCCAGTCCATAAATCACAGGATAAAAGGTCGGGTCAGCTTTTCTGCCGTTCAGTATATCTTTTGCTTTTGTGTGCAGCTCATAGCATATACTGTTTTTGTCTGTACCCGCCGTTGTTATAATAAAGAATAACGGCTGTTCCCTTGCGTCACCGCTTCCTTTTGTCAGAACATCATACAGTTTTTGGTTTGGTTGGGCGTGAATTTCATCAAATACAAGTCCTAAAACATTCAATCCATGCTTCGTTCCGACCTCTGCCGATAAAACTTGATAAAATCCTGCATTGCTGTAGTTTACAAGTCTTTTCTGTGCCGCTAAAATCTTTGACCGTTTCATAATTGCAGGACACATCTCAGCCATATTTTTAGCAACGTCAAAAACAATCGAAGCCTGCTGACGGTCGCTTGCCGCACCGTAAACCTCAGCGCTTGCTTCACCATCGGCATAGAGCAAATAAAGGCAATAGCGGCGGCAAGCTCTGATTTCCCGTTTTTTTTGGATATTTCGACAAATGCCGTTAAAAACTGTCTTTTTCCGTCAGCCTTTATAACTCCGAATAAATCTCTTACTATCTGCTCCTGCCACGGCAAAAGTTCAAAATTAACCCCTGACCAGCGTCCTTTTGTGTGTTTCAGATTTGATATAAAAGCAACGGCTCTGTCAGCTTTTGCCTTATCATAATGCGAAGTCGACAACATAAATTTTGTTGGTTTGTATTCCATCAATCTTCACCCCTCAGCAATTTTTCCATTTCGTCAGTGGTTTCCTCAACCGATTTATTCGCCACGATACGGCTTCTTGCAGACGGTGTCAATCCGAATTGCTCACAGAATTTAAGCATTATTTTCAAATTTGTCTGTGCTATTGAAACCTGCGGCACTTGCTGCAAATAGCCGTTGGGTGTTCTGATGATAGAGCCGTGCTGTGTTAAAAATTCTTCGGCTTCCTTCCACCTTGCGTGGCTTGGCAGTATCCCGCACAGGCGGTAAGGTCAACCTCGGTTAAAACGCCCATCCTTGCCAAAATCTCGCCCATTCTCGCCCACTCAGCCTTTGCCTCGTCCTCTAACCAATCGGGGCAGGCTGAAACAGCCCCACGAGGCTTTGGCTCGTTTTCATTTAAAGCTCTTCTGCCCGGATTGCCCTCAAGGGCTTTTAAAGCTGTAGGCTTTGGTTTTCGTCCTCTTGTTGCCATTTCAACACCTCCCTATCGTTTTATGGCAAAAGAAAAGAGCCTCCGAAGAAGCCCTTTTTAATCACTCTTTTTCAATCAATCGGCAAATATCCTCCCCATAGGCAACCCCAAGGCTTGAGCCACTTTCCCATTTTACATGAATTGTACCCATGTCATCAACAAATCTCACCTCGCCGACTGCCCCGATTGGCGGAGCTTGCGGGTCATTCATGGCAATCAACTCAACCTTTGCTCCGACAGGGTATTCTTTTCTGAGTCTTTCCAGTGTTTCACTGCTTATCATTTCTGCAAACCGCCTTTCTGCTTTTCTCGTAAGCCGCCACAAGAATGTCGTAATCAAATCCGAATTTCCAGTAAGCCTTGTCAAGGACTTCAAAATATCTGTCGCTCGGTATGCCAAGCACCCTTTTTTCGTCCATGATGTATGCCATTGCCGAAATTTTCTCGCCCTCGACCGTTACTTCAAGATTTTTCTTGTAGTAGAAGGTCGGAAATCCCTCGTAGAAATCAAGGTTCTGTTCATCGGAAGTGGTTATTTTCCAAATCAGAACGGGAACCTTTGAACCTTTTTTCTTTTCAATTGTTGCGTAAGAGCCTGTCAGCGAGCCTTTGAAAAGCAGTTCATAATCATTGATTTCGCTTGTTCCGATAAGTTTTGCGTTGGGGCAGCGGTACGCCATCTGCCTTTCGTCCATGTTGCTTCCGTAAGCAATATAAAGTTTCATTTTAAAAATCTCCTTTCAGTTTGTGTAAGGGTACAACCCTTCTACCACCTAAAGACCGCCGTGGCGGTCGGTAGGCTTGGTATAAGGCTGTATCCTTATCTCCATGCTGAGTTGCCTTCGAGATTCTTGAGGAAATGGTGGCGGCAGGTCTTGAATTCTTTCCCAATCAATCCCAATCTCAGCATCCAGCATCTGAATGCGTATTTTTCGTTGTCGGTTGTTGTTTTCCTTGCCGAGGCTTTTTTCTGTGCTAAGGCTTGGCTGCAAACCGCAAGGCAGAATTGTATGTAGGCTTTAATCTCGCCTGCGTGGGTGGTTGAGTTGAAAAGTCTGAATTCAACCGTGCCTTTCGTGAATGTTGCGTGAAGATTCAGTCCGTGGTATCGGCTCTGGTTGTAATGGTGTGTCCTTCCCCAGTCGGCATTCTGTGATGTGTACCAAATGTCTGCGAGCTGTTCCATCGTTGTCGGCTTTTTCTTGTTTATCACCTCAATCAATTCTTCGTTCACCTTTTTGCAGTAGCGGAGGCGGGCGGGGTCAATCTTAAGCGTTTTGTAAATCATGTCCTCCTTGCTTGCGATGATGTTTACTATGTTTCTCAAGGTCTGTGGTGTGAATTTTTCTGCTCCGACATGGATGTGGATTCCCGTGCTTGAGTTTGCAATCGCCCCTTTGTGTCTGAACTGCCTTATACTAATCTCATATAAAACTGTTACATTAAAATCAAAAGTGGTATAATAGTAATGGTGATGAAAATGGGAAAAAAGATAACAATAACTGAAGAAGAATATGAGGCAGTAAAAAT